ATGGACGTTGCAGTTGACAACCTGATCAGCAACGGGGCCAAGGGGACCCGTCACGAAATCAAAATTGGCTTGTTATGCGGTGACAGCTACGAGACGCCGCACGCAACCTTCAGACTTTTCGGGGAGATAGAACCATGAAGCAACCAGAACCCAATTCGTCGTTGGCCAAAGCCATAAGCCGCTTGAACTACATGCAACAAAGGCATTTTGTAGCCGGCGTGCGCGTTATTTTTGGCTGCCATTCCCTGCCGTTCAACGCAACCATTTTTGAGTGGGCATGGGGCAAGCTCTCGGACACCGAGTTGGAGATCGTGATTCCATATATCCTGAAGACCTTTGAAAATTTCCCGGCGAACACTTGATTGTATGACAAAGTGTTCTACAATGGAGTATACGGACATCAGGTCGAACTCCTGGAGAACCGCACATGGCTAGCAAAGCAGAAGAAACGAAGACGCAACGGACATACTGCCGCGTTCCGCTCGCGGCAATCAGTACGTCAAACAATTCGAGAAATCCTCTGTCTCAAGAGATGCAAAAGGCCGGCTACGAAGCGTTCGAAACGCCTGATGGCTCGACCAATCCATCGTTATGGCAACTGGCCACGTCGAAAGATTTGGCGGACCGCCATCAGTATGTCGAGTTGATCGATAAGTTCGATCCGAGCATCAAGGAGCTGGCGGCTAGCATCATTGTCAACGGTCTTGTCGAGCCGGTTGTTCTTCGGGGCAACCGGGGAGAGACTTTCAGCATCGTTGCCGGCGCCCGCCGCTGCTTGGCCGTGGCGTACAACTACTGTCGCGGGGCCGGTCAAGCCGTCGTTGAGGCGTGGGTCAACAAGGATAGCAACGTCGAGAACCTGTACCGGGGCATTGCCGAGAACTCTTGTCGGAAGGACCCTAATCCCCTGGAGCGAGTCCGGGCCTATCAAATGCTCGTGAACACCGGCTCGACGGTCGAACAAGTTGCCGAGCGGGAAGGGATCTCGGCTCAAACCGTCAAGAACTACCTGAAGCTCCTGGAGTTGGAGCCGAAGTATCAAGCTCGGATTGCGGCCGGAACTCTGAACCTTACATCTGCTCTGACGCTGCTGCGTAATGGTGAGCCGGCGGAAGAAGAAGTTCCCGAGCGAGTACATCGGCACGGCGGCGATGGGCCGCGCCGTCGAGTTAAGAGCCGGAAGAAAGTCGAATACCGCTACCAGGGACTCATCAGCGAATTCAAGGACCGTGAGCACATGGATGCTGCGGATCGGCGAGAAGTCGAGGTACTAGAATGGGTTCTTGGCATCGAAGGCGACGACGTATTCAAGTGACACACACGCCCGCCGTCTGGACCTTGACCGGAGCCGGTTTCTTGGGTGCCGGCGGCTACTGGGAGCCCGGCGGGTTATTGGGGCCGCAGAGATGCTGGTTTATCCGGCCTGCACGGAACCGATTCTCGGAGAGACGTAGGAGCCTGGTTAACATGCTGTCACGGTCAATGCGACCCGACAGACCCCAGGATGGTAGCGTCACAAATCTTGGAATCTGGTGGCGGTTCAATTCCGCCGGGCTCCATTTAAGGATCTGGGCCACTGACTTGTTGTCTGTGACCCGCCACGGACTGGCGTTGTCCCGTGCGGCATTTAATCGTGATGCTGGGGAGCATGCTGGTTGGTGCCGCACGGGTTCAGTTAACTTCGGAGGCGAGGAATGCGAATCGAGAAAGTACGTTTCCGGCAGCGCGGCCATTATCCCGATACCGGGCTTTGGAATGGCAGTAGCTGTAACGGCGACGACCCTGGCGCTTATGCCGATGTTGAGCAGGCCGTCCGGGCTCGGCTGGCAAACGTGCCAAGAAATTACCCTCGCGAGACGGCTTGCGCGGTAATGCGACTTGGTTTCCTGGGGCCTTACCGGCTCTGGTTCTTGGGTCAGACGTTGAACTTCCGCAGTCCAGAGGCAGCGCAAGTGTTCCTGAAAATCCTGCGAGCAAAAGGTGGAAGATGAGCAAAGTAACCAAAAGCGGGTATCTGCGGTGCCAGTTTGCGATTATGGAGAACGGGCGAATTGGTCAGTGTCCGCGACCCGCGACGCACAAGATTCACGGGGCATGGTTCTGTCAGGGATGCGCGGCTGTCGTGGATGAGAATTACGCCAACCTGGCAAAGGAATTCAGCGAAGAGGAGCTGAGCGCTTTGGCATGGACACTCGGCGATAGGCAAGGGTAGCGCTTAACCAAATAATTGAGGAAGTGAATAGATCACTCCCCCCGTTGGTGGGCCACGGACGGCCATTGATACGCAACCCGTAGAAACACTCGTGCCGTGAGGGGCCGGAAACCCCTTGCCCTGCTGGCTCCGGTGCAGCTACCGACCAGACAGGGCATAAAATTAGCTGCCAGGGGCCGATCACGAGTTGTAGGCCCCTGCTCTACCGGCGCGTAGCCCAATTTGGTTAGAGGCGGCCCGATACAAAGGGCAGAGTTGCTGGTTCGAATCCAGCCGCGCCGACTGTGGTTGTTTGTGTTTGGTGGTTTTTGCGGAGAGCGTTTATGGATTACGCAATCAGCAGGAGCGGCAGTGGACTGCCGTCCCGAATCGTGCTGCACGGAACTGAGGGGATTGGCAAAAGTACATTCGGAGCATTCGCACCGAAACCGGTCTTCGCCATGACCAATAAAGAGACCGGCCTGCTTACTCTGCTTGACAATGGTCTCGTGCCAGCAACGGACCATTTTGACGAGATCGCGACTTGGCCCAATTTGCTTGGTACGATAAATTACCTACTCGCGACGCCGCGAGAAAACAGGACTTTTGTCCTGGATACCATTAACGGCGCCGAACGGCTTTGCTTCGAGCACGTTGCCAAGTTGAACTATCAAGGTGACTGGGAAAAGTTCATCAACTTCGGCAAGGGGCCGAACATAGCCTCAAATGAATACTGGCCGGAGCTGCTGGAGATGCTCGAAAAGTTGCGGCGCGATCGGCGTATGATGATTATTCTGCTCGCCCATTCCAAGGTGAAGACGTTCAAAAACCCCTTTGGCGATGATTACGATAGGTTCGTCCCGGAGATGCACGAGAAGACCTGGGGACATGTCGCCAAGTGGGCGGATATCATCATGTTCGGAAACTTCGACGTGATTGCGGACAAGGCCAAGGGCGAGTTAAAGGCCAAGGGCAAGAGCGACGGCAGCCGCAGTCTCTACACGGTACGCTCGGCTGCCTACGATGCCAAGAACCGCCACGGCTTGCCGACTCGCATTTCTATGGGGAAGCAGCCGCACGAGGGCTGGGCGAACTTCGCGGCGGCCATGAAGGCAGTGCGGAAGAACGGAAAGCCAGAAGAACCGGCACCGGTCGCGACCAGTTTCGTTGATGACGCCGACCCGCAAAAGGCGCTTGCCGAAGTTGTGTCGAATGCAGTCAACACGCCGCTTGAAGACCAGATCCCCTTCTAAATAACCGAGGTACAGAACAATGCCACAAGCAGTAATAGCCGAGGGCCGTTATAAGGCCATTATCACGCAGTGGGGCTTGGGCGAGTCCCGCGAGAAGAAAACCCCCTACGTCGGTTTTACATTCCGCTTGCTCCACGAAATCGGTGGCGATGGCAAACCGATCAAGTGCCCCTCGTTCGAACGGACGCTTTACCGCTACATCACGAGCGAAACCATTGACTTCGTTGTCCGCGACCTGAAGAGCCTGGGATACGACCGAGATTCTTTTGACTACCTGGACCCGAAGCATCCGCAGGCGTTTAGCTTTAAGGGTAAGGAAATCGAAGTAACGTGCAAACACGAAAAGTACAAGGACGAGGACAAAGAGCGCTGGGACTTTGCTTTCTCCGGCGGACTCAGTGGGCCACTCGCTTTTGAGGGCGTTTCCCGCCTGAATGCGCTCTTTGCCGGCAAGCTAAGGCCAGGTGGCGGCACCGGCACTACGAAACCGTCGCCGAACTACTCGGCTGGCCAGCGGCCGCAGGTCCCGGACGAAGAAACATTTTGAGATTTTTGTCCCAGACTGACCGTAAGGCGTGGCCAGCGCCAGGTAAGAGACAAGCGGCGGCGCGAATAGCGTACTGAAAAGTCGAGGGGACTGGCTGCACAAGTTGCTTAATCCCATGAAAGCGCACTCGCGAACGGGCGCCGGGTGGGGAATCCGGCACGGTCGGTTTTAACGGAGACGTTCCGATGCAACTTCACGATTGCGAATGTTCGGTCTGCGCCGGTCCGGCAAGCCACAAGCAAGATTCGGACGAAGGTCGGTTGTACGAAGAAGAAAGAGTGTGCCGGGCCGGCTGCTGGGAATACCACTTTTCGTACGGCTATACCCGGGAGCGTGTGGGCGATCAGTGGTGGGAGTGGAACTATACCGAAGAGGCGCCGTACAACGAAATCCGAAAAGCAATCCTGGATATGAAACATGCAATTGCGAATCGAAGTCACTGAATCCGAACTGAAGCAGCTGGTTCTCGCTCATTTGCAAGAGAAGCTTGGAAATATCTCCTTCAAGGCGGAGAACGTTAGGATCGAGGTTAAGTCCAAGCAAAACTACAAATCCGAGTGGGAAGTAGCTGCTTACCGAGCTGTCTACGAAACCGTGTCTGCTTGATCGGCGGAGTCTCCCCAGATGCCGGACGCCGCGATAGAAGCCGGCCTGCAGGACGGCAAAGCCTGCTTGGAGGCCGCTCTGTACTATCTCTCATTGGGATGGTCTGCGCTCGCGGTATGTCCACCTACTCACTATGGCGTAGGTAAGTTTCACGACTGTCAGTCACCCGGCAAGCGGCCGCTTGGCACCTGGAAGGAGTATCAAGATCGGCTGCCAACAGAACGCGAGCTTCGTGACAAATGGCATGAGCATCCGAATGCCAACGTCGGGTTGGCGCTCGGGCCGGTATCAAAACTCGTTCGCATAGACATAGAGGGGGACGCCGGTGAAGAAGCGCTGCAACGAATTAGTGGTGGTGATCTTCCAGACACCTTGGAGTTTTCGAGTGGTCGTGAAGGCGGAGGCCGTGGCCTTCTGTACCGGATCCCAGATGGGTTTGAAACCCGTACAACTTTCGAGCAGCCGAAGGCAAAGCAAGAGGTTCGTTTTCAAGCCAAGGGCGCTCAGACGGTTTTACCGCCATCTCGCCATGTTAGCGAGCGAAAGTACGAATGGAAGCCTGGACATGGGCCACGCGACCGCGAAGCCGCGATGGCTCCGGGATGGTTGCTCGACGAGCTGAGTTCGAACCGACGCGGCGGCAGCAAAGAGCCGACTCATTCTTATGGTGCCGGCGAGAAGATCGCGGAGGGCAACCGCGATTCCGCCCTAACGTCATTTGCCGGCACCATGCGGCGCCGTGGTATGGGCGAAAGAGCCATACTGGCCGCGCTTCTCGCCGAGAACGAAGAGAAATGCGAACCGCCGCTGCCGGATAGCCAAGTTGAAAAGATAGCGCGATCGGTCGCGAAGTATGAGCCGGAGCCGGTGCTATGCGACACGGAAACAATCATTGACCCACCGGAAAAAATGCCGACGTTTCCGGTCGAGATTTTTCCGACGACGATTCAGCGCTTCGTGCGAGAAGTGGCGGCCGCCGTGTCTTGTCCAATCGACTTCCCGTGTCTGTTCGTGTTGGCCGCAGCGGCAACGGCCATCGGCACCAGCCGGGCCATCGAAGTATCGAGAAAGTGGCTGGAGTGTCCGCGAATGTACTTGGCGCTAGTGGCAGATCCTGGGGAAGCAAAGAGTCCGGCAATGGACATGGTTTGCGAGCCAATCTACCGCAAACAAAGGGAGGCCTGGAAGCGCTACGAACAAAAAAAGATACAGTACGAAGAAGAGCTGGCCAAGTGGGAGGGAAGAGTAAAGCTGGCGGGCCGCAAGGGCCACGAGAACCTGGAGGTGGGCGCGAAAGATCCCAAACCGATAGCACCGCACTTCTACACCGGCGACGCCACAACCGAATCGCTTGCTGTTATTCTGAAAGAAACACCTCGCGGCATCGCCATGATTCGGGATGAACTCACGTCCTGGGTGTCGAGCCTGAATCAATACAAGGCCGGCGGCAAGGGATCGGATCGGCAGTTCTGGCTGTCGTGTTGGGCTGGATCGACGGCTAAGGTGGACCGAAAGGGGCCAGACGGCGAGGGCCGGACGCTGCTTGTAGACCATCCGTTCGTCACCGTCTGCGGAAACATTCAGCCGGATATGCTCGGAGAGCTGTGCGATGAGAAAGCTAGACAGGACGGGTTTATGCACCGCGTCTTGTTCAGTTACCCAGGAAGCGGAAAGTGGCCGGAACGGATTGGAGAGTCTCTATCATCCGAAGCGGAAGCGATCTGGTCGGTTGCTGTTGACCGGCTCTATCAAATGGAAATGACGCCGGGCCCGAACGGGTTTAACGCCCCCGTGGTTGTGCATATGTCGCCAGAAGGGCGCCGCATCGCCGCTCAGTGGTACAGGGACCACGCACAGGAAAGAAATCGTTCTGGATTCTCTCTACGGCTGGTGGGGCCGTGGGCCAAGATGAAAGCGTATTATTTCCGCATAGCGCTCATCATTCACTGTCTGCGGCTGGTTTGCGAAGAGGGGGCCGGCGAGCAGGTAGACCAGGATACCTTCCTGGCGACCGGAGAAGCCATGAAGTACTTCAAGCCGCACTGCCGGCGAGTGTACGACGCTCTTGAGGATACGGCGGAAGACAAGAAGCTGCTGGCCATGGTCGAATGGATCAAAACCCGTGAGGGCGGACGGGCCACGGTTCAGGATATCATGCAAGGCCACTGGGCCAAGAACGCCAAGACGGCCAAGGCCCTGGTAGCCGAGTTGCACGACCGGCAGTACGGCCAGATAGAAAAGCAAAAAGCCGCAAATGGCGGCGAGCGTTGGACTTTCGTTCTGAGGAAGGCGCCCAGTAGCCCAGTAGCCGAGTAGCAGTAGGGATATAGGTATAAAAATGGGGTTGGAAAAATTTTGCTACTCGGCTACTGGGGACAATTTTTGACGTAAGCCCAACGCCGGTAAGGTTTTAACGGGTAGCAATTGGTTGCTATTGGGCCGCTATCCGGGTGCTATTCGGACTTGGTCGTGCTGCTAAAACGTCCGGCGAGCACGGGGCAGCCGTTCAAAAAGTTGAGGAAGTGAAACAATGAGCCTTGAGCGAATAAACATTGCCGATATGGTGCCGCATCCCAACAACCCCCGTGTGGCATTTCGTGAGGACGTGGTGGAGGCCATAGCGGCACAACTGATGGAATCGAAGGTGTTCGCCGACTGGCACGCGCTCACTGTGCGGCTCATGGACGGCAAATATCAGATTCTCAGCGGCCATCAGCGCCATGAAGCGGCTCGCCGGGCGAAGATTGAAGAGATTCCGTGTTGGGTGGTTGAGATGAGCGACGAAGAGGCCATGATGCTTCTGGTTCTGAGCAACGCCCAGGGAGAGCTGGACTCATTGGAGATCGGGCTGCATGCATATCGGGTAGTTGGAAAGGCGACCGGAGGACGTGGCAAGAGGGGCGGGCTCAGAGAATACTCTGAAAAAATAAACAGAGCCGTATCTTCAGTTAGCGAGCTTGTTTCGGCAGCAGAAGTTTACGAAACCGTTCGGTTGACCGAACAGTTTATCGGTAAAGCGACTCACCTTGCTGCCATTCATGCCGCCGATCCACGGGCTTGGTTACTCCTCGCCAAACGACTGCTTAACAAAGGCTGGTCTGTCTCCGACGCCGAGAACGCCGTCAACGGCGTCAAGAACTTCAAGATCGGACAACCGTGGGAAGATCTGTTTCTTCCCTACGAAGCGGTTATCGAGCGCCATCTCGATACGCAGGAGTTCTCGGCTCAAACGGTCGAGCAGCTTGTTAAAGCGGCCGCCGCCACATTCGATCTGATTTCTTCCTACGGCGAGAAAATCAACGCTAAGCACTTTGAGGACGCTTTCAAGGGCTGGCTGAAAGCCGGAATCAGCGGTGACTCCTGGGATGTTCGCAAGCTCGCCGAATATCACCGCGAGTTGTCCATTGAACTAGAAGGCCAAGCGGCACAGAATCATTGGCTACTCGGGGATTGGCGTCAACACGTCAGTAAGCTTCGCGACGGAAGCATTGCGGCCGTTGTCACAGATCCGCCATATGGCATTGACTACCAAAGCGACTACCGTCTTGATCGAACAAAGAAACGAAAGCATGAGAATATGGTTAACGATCAAGAAGCAGCCCCGAACGAGCTGAAGGCGGCTCTTGAAAGTCTGTTGCCAAAACTGTGTCCCAACGCCCATGTCTTCGTGTTCTGTCACTGGTCCAACGAGCCGGAGATTCGAGAGCAGGTCACAGCAGCCGGGCTGAAGATTCGCGGATCACTCATTTGGGCCAAGAACAACACCGGCATGGGAGACCCGAAAACCACATTCGCTCCGAAGCACGAACGAATCATTCACGCGGTCAAGGGGTCGCCGGTACTCTTCCGGCGCGAGCCGGATGTGCTGGAGGCTGACCGGGTGCTAACAGATAGACATCCCACAGAAAAGCCGGTGGACTTGCTCAAGACCCTGATTGAAGTTTCCACGGTGAAAGGGGATCTCGTAGCAGATCCATTTGGCGGGGTTGCGAGCACTCCTGCGGCCGCCGCAGAGTTGGGACGCAACTATTGGGCGTGTGAGTTGGAAAAAGACTACTGGGAGAAAGGAGGAAAGCGGCTAACGTAAAATCCGGTTTTGTGTTTTGCCTGAGTTCCTTTTCGTTCTGGAGATTCCAAAATGGAACTAAAAAAGTTCAAGCTGACGGATTTGAAGGTATCGGAATACAATCCGCCCAACCGCACTAGGTTGGCCGGAAAAATGAATTCTCTGGTAAAGTCGATGAACGAGATTGGACAACAGTGCCCCATCTTGATCACCGAGGACCTTCGCATCGTAGACGGGCATCGAAGGTTTGCTGGCGCAAAACAGCTGGGATGGGAATCTATTGCAGCTGTCGTGGTAAACACGGACGAGCACAGCGCAGAGCAGATATATGCCCAAGTCAATTCTTCGTCTTTGCACATGACGGGTGCAGATGTTATGCACCTTTACATTGTGCAACCCGAGGCGCTTACAGCGAGCCAGCGAAAGAGCCACGAAAAAGCCGAGGACGTTGTAGGGCGCAAGGTTCTTTTGAAACTTCAAGCCAGACACCTTGGAATCAAGGTATTCAAGACTGCTGTTCGTTGTTCCAAGTACTGTGATCGTGACGGCGACGAAGGATTCATTCGTTCGTGCGTTTATTGGATTATCAAGTACGGAACAACGCGACTTCGCAACGCAATGGATATGCAGACGCCGGCATCTGAGGTCGCCAAAGCCGTCTCCAAGAGGATGGACCTTTTGAGCCGCTTTCAAGCTACAGAGAAGGTTGAAGATGCTAACGGTGTAGAGGACTAAAACACAGATGCAGCCGAACGGCCTTCTTTTGGCCGTTCGGCTGCATTTCGCGGAGTCGGACATGCCCACTAACTCCTGGTCCGCCACCATCCGAGCTCGTGCCGCCGAGGTCCTGGGCCGAATCCGGGCCGAAGACGGCGACACGCCACTACGTTTGCTGCTCGACCTGCGCAGCAAAGGCTTCACGCTTCGGCTTGACGGCGAGAGCATCAAGGTAACACCCGGCGGTGTACCGGCGGACTTGGCGGCCAAGCTTCGGCAGCACAAATTCTTTTTGGTCATTTTGCTGCGACCCATGCCTAAGCCGACATTCCCCATCGACTGGCGTCAGGAATGGCAACTCGAAATGGACTCTGTCTACCGCCGGCAGGCGGGGGCCTGGAGTTCAAAGGCAAAGGCGGCGCTGGCTGAAATCGCTGGTTTCAAATGCGAGACGGAGCATGATTGGCAATCTCTTTTCAAACGAATCATCGACACCGAGCTTGGGTTGCGAAACACCGGGGATTTGCCACCGATTGCTTACGCAGATGGAGGCGGCACGATTAGCATGGCAGACGGACGGACTGAATCTCAAACTGTGGCCGCACCAGCGCACAGCGCTGAAACGACTGCTAGAACGGATAACGGATTTACCAAAGAACACGACTGGCCTTTCGGGCCTGATAGTCCTTCCGACAGGAACGGGCAAGACAGCGACGTTCGCCGAGCTGGCCAGATTGCTCAACGTCCGAACGCTGATTCTGGTGCACCGGGACGAACTGGTGCAACAGACGGAAAGAACGCTGACTGAATTCTGGCCGTCAGCGAGACTGGGAATAGTCAAGGGCCCGCAGAACGAGTGGCACGGCACGGCACGGTCCGGCGAGGCAGGGGATGGTGAGGCGGGGAAAGGCGGGGCCTGGCTCGGCGAGGCTGGGCATGGCGAGGGCGCCAATGGCGCATTAGTGGTTATTGCATCAGTTCAAAGCTTGAGCCCCAAAAGATTAGAACAGGTGCCGCGCGATTACTTCGGTCTAGTTGTGATTGACGAATGTCACCACGTGCCAGCGCCGACATTCAGCCGAGCTTTTGAATATTTTGAGGCCGGATTCAAACTTGGGGTCACTGCAACTCCTGATCGCTTGGACGGCGTTGGTTTGAGTCGCTGGTTTGGTTCTGAGCCAGTTTTCTCTTACGGCCTTCTCCAGGCAATCCGCGATAAGCGGCTCGTGCCGATTGTGCAATATCAGATCGAAACGAATGTGAATCTGGACGGCGTACAGAGACGCATGGGGGATTTTGCTGAAAACCAGTTAGCCGAAGCCGTGGACACACGGGAACGCAACCGCGCGATCGTGGAAGCTTTTCAAAAGCACGGCGGCGGTCGCCGAGCCGTGGTGTTCGCGGTGAACGTAGCTCATGCTCACGACTTGGCCTTTGAGTTCTCGGAAGCTGGTTTCCGATCCGCATGTGTCACCGGGACCATGAAGATTGAAGAGCGCCGCGACTGGCTGAAACGGTTCGCTGAAGGCCGCGTCCAGGTTCTGGTGAATTGCGAGATTCTGACAGAGGGCTTTGATGATCCAAATTTGTCCTGTATCATCATGGCTAGACCAACAGAGAGCCGAGCCTTTTACACACAATGCGTCGGTCGAGGGCTGCGGCTGCCGAAGCAGAACGCTGATAAGCATGATTGTCTCGTCCTGGACATCACGGATAACTGCCAACGGCACAAACTCATTACTGCATGCAGCCTGCTCGGGGCCGCCGAGCACAACGCAAATGGCCGCAACATCCTGGACGTACTGGACGATGAAGAGAAGCAAGAGAAGGCGCGGCAAGAGGAGATCGCCGAACAAGGACGAAACGGCATTGTAAAATGGCGGCTAAAGAGCGTTTGCCCATGGCCCGGACTTCCGAGCCTGGAAGGCTATCAGCCTACAGCCAATTGGCACAACGATGATGCCAGCGAAAAGCAGCTGAACATCTTGGCAGGACTCGGGCTCAAGATGGCGCGATATCCAACGAAGGGTGAAGCATCCTGGCTTATCGACCAGGCGATGGCATACGAAGAGGCGTATCCGGCGCCGGCGACCGGACTGCAGGAGTGGTTTCTACGGTTCCGGGGATTGTGGCAAGAGGGAATGACAAAGCGAGAAGCGAGCAAGGTTATCGGGAAGATCAAGGCGGGCGAGCGGGAGCAAGGCGAATAATGTGCAGAATTTATGACGCCGAACCGTGCGAATTTACTTCGCAGCGAATCGTAAAAGCTCGCAAGCCACACAAGTGCACCGAGTGCGTCCGCGCGATTGAGCCTGGCGAACATTACGAGAATACGGCATACAGATTCGAAGGCGGTTTTTTCGTGAACAAGACATGCCAGCACTGTCTTGTTGCTCGACAGTGGTTGTTACATGAGTGCCACGGGTTTGTTTGGAGCGAAGTAGAGGAAGATCTTCGCGAGCACTGGCACGATGAGGGCATTCGCACAATGGAGCTAGGGCGGCTTATCATCGGCATGGCACGGAGATGGAGAAAGAGGAACGGTCAGTTGATGGCTGTTCCTTGTCTGCAAAATGAAGTCGTCCGCAACTAACCTGGCTCTCCTCTTCAAGGCCGCCGGCCTTCCCGAGCCGGTGCCGGAGTACAGGTTCTGCGAGGGCCGGCGATGGCGGTTTGACTATGCGTTCCCGGAACACAAAATTGCGTTAGAGATCGAGGGCGGCGTCTGGGTTCGCGGCCGGCATACGCGCGGCAAGGGGTTTCTCGGCGACATGGAGAAGTACAACCGGGCCGTAATCCTGGGATGGAAACTTCTTCGTTGTACTCCTGAGATGGTGAAGAGCGGCGAAGCACTGCGGCTTGTTCAAGAGGCTTTACTTCGAACAATCAGGGTGTTATGACTGACGAAATCCAATTTGACGCGGCAACGCATACTTACTGGCTCGGGAACCGCAAGCTCGAATCCGTGACCACGGTTATCAAGGAGCTGGTGCCACCGTTCGACCGCGAGCGGATCTCTGCCAAGACAGCGAAAAAACGCGGGGTGAGCCAAGAGGAATTGCTAGCTGAGTGGGATCGGAAGGGGCAAGCCGGTCGGGACAGAGGCACCAAAGTTCACGCCTACATCGAGGATGTGCTGAACGGGAAAAAAGACGAGTTGCTAGCTGCGTTCAATGATACGCTTCCCGAGTTCGTTGCGTTTGATGCGGCTTGGCGAAGTATGCAGCAGAAGTTGCAAGCCGGTGTTCGTGCTAAGGAAACAAGAGTGTGGCATGAAGAGCTTGGACTTGCTGGAACCGTGGACTTGTTGTTGAACGTCGTTTTGCCGAATAAGAATTGCGATACCATAGTGGTTGACTGGAAAACCGGCGACTTCCAGACTACAAACCGCTACGAGCGGCTGCTAGCGCCATTCGAGGATCTCGACAACTGCGAATTGCACGTCTACAGCCTGCAAACCAGTCTGTACCGCGTGCTCCTGGAACGACGCGGCATCAGCACGCATGAGGCTTACTTGGTACATCTGAGCGGCACGGGAGCGTACCACGGATTCCGGGCCCTGGATCTGCGGGAGCGTGTGACGGAGTGGGCAAAGATGAGAACGGGGAAGTAGTGCTACTATGTCCTGGGAATTCCACTGCGGTGACTGCTTGATGATCCTGCCGACGATGCCGGCGGACAGCGTAGACCTTGTTTTCTTCTCGCCTCCCTATGAGGACTGCCGGACTTACGGCATTGACTTCCGGCTGAAAGGCCAAGCGTGGGTTGATTGGATGGTCAAGGTTTTTGTCGAGTCCGCCAGAGTGTCGCGTGGGTTAGTTGCATGCGTGGTCGAGGGGCAAACCAGGAAGTTCAAGTGGTCGGCGACGCCGGCGTTGTTGATGGCGGACTTGCATCGGACTGGATTGAATCTGCGCAAACCGCCGATCTTCCATCGTGTTGGAATACCAGGCTCTGGCGGGCCTGACTGGCTGCGGAATGATTTCGAGTTTATCGTGTGCGTTACCAAACCTGGCAAGCTCGTATGGTCTGAGAATACGGCGTGCGGCCATCCGCCGAAGTGGGAACCGGGCGGCGAGATGAGCAACAGGCTCAGCGACGGCACGCGGCGGAATCAGTGGGGACGCGGCGAGAACGGAGGCCAAGCAAGAGACAGAAATGGAGAACGCAAACTCGGCAAGAGACCGAGCCACAAATTGCATACGAAGCGACTTCAAAGCGGACTTATGGAATTACAAGGTTACGATCCGCCGGCAATCGCCAACCCCGGCAACGTAATCAGCATTCCGGTCGGCGGCGGCCTAATGGGCGGCGATGAGTACGCTTCGCAGAACGAAGCGCCATTCCCCGAGAAGCTCGCCGAATTTTTTATCAAGAGTTTCGCTCCGCCGGGAGGCCGCGTCTTGGATCCGTTCGTCGGTAGCGGAACTACCGTAGCGGTTGCCGAGCGACTCGGCAGGAACGGCATCGGCATAGACATTCGGCAGAACATGATTGATCTCTCAACCAAGCGTTGTGAGGAGCAGTTCAAGTTACCGATGTTCCCGGAAGCCACTTAGCCAATTATTTGGTTGAGCGGCTGGCTTTCTTCCATTGATTAGCATATACTTTGACATGCGTTTACATTTTCCATGTCGAAAGGAGACTGTGCATGTCAAATAGCGTACCCGCGTTGCGAAGCACGTACCAGCAACACGAAGTGGCTAAGTTCGTTCCGCCGATGAATGAACAAGACCGGGAAGCCTTGAAGGCCGATATCCAGGCGAAGGGCCAGCTAGAGCCGATCCGTCTCTATGAGGGCAAGATAATCGACGGTTGGAGCCGCTACGGCATCTGCCGGGAGCTGAAGAAAGAACCAAAGCTCCAGGAGTGGACGCCGGAGCCGGGCCAATCTGTCGTAGGGGCCGTGGTCTCTTGGAACATCCCCCGCAGGCACCTATCCAGTGCACAGAAAGCGGCCTTGGCGCTCTTGATTGAGCCCGAGCTGGCTAAAGAGGCACGGGAACGACAAAGAGCCCAGGGAGGGGCAATTCCTCGCGTTAGAGCGGCACAGAAAAAAGAAGCCAAGGAATCTCCCCCTGAATCAGAGGAACCCGAGCTGGTCGAGGGCAAGAAGGATCGGCATGCCGGCACGGCTGCCGAGCAAGCGGCCAAGATCGCTGGCACCAACCGCCAGTACGTCGCGGACGTGAAGCGGATCAAGCAGTACAGCCAGCAGTTATTTAACGCCATCACGGCGGGCGATCTGTCGATTACGGACGCCAAAAAGGTAATGAGGACAAAGCAGAAGAAGGCAGAGTTACGCAAGGCTGCCAAGGCTGTTGTGAAAGAAAAAGTGGGCAGAGTTTCTTACAAGATCGACGTGTCCGACGTAGTTCAGGCGATGAAGAAACTCGACAAGGGATCTGTTCGCCTTGCCATCACGATGCCGCCTCTTACCGGCGACGTTCCGGGTCCACGAACTGAGCGGGCGGCCAAGAGGCATTGGGCCTGGTCGGAACGATGGTTGGAGGAATGCTTTCGATGCCTTACTCCAGACGGTTCCATTTGGGTGGTTTGCGATCCGGCTATCGAGCAGCGCTACCGGGTTGCGGCTGAGAAAATCGGCATGACAACGCGATTGCTCCCGTGGTACTTCGTTTACGGCAAGCTGCGCG